GCAAACACCCTGCTCGGGCGAGCGAGAATGGCCACGGGCCCGATCGCTTGCCCGAGCTAGCACCATGACGCCGCACGATCTCTCTCGCCGATGGCACGACCGCCCGAGCTAGCGAGCGCCATCCGGGCCGACCTCGCCCGGGCCGGGCTCGGCGAGGGGCATCTCGCCGACGCCGCCATCGCCCGCCGGCTCGCCGACCTGATCGCCGACCGGGAGACGGATCCCCGTGACCTCCCGCCCCTGATCCGGGCGCTCGACGTCGTGCGGGCCCGTTTGGGCATCTTGGGGCCGCCGATCCCGTCGGGCCCGTCGTCGCTCGATCGGTTTCTCGCCGAGATCGAAGGCGATTGAAAAGCGCCGGGCTCGGCGCTTTTGAGGGGGCCGACTAACGTGAAATCGCCGACTAGCTATTTCGGGGCCCGAAACGCCGCTACCAGGGGGAAGGCTCGACGAGCTCGCGGGCGGGACACCCCCGATTTAGCCATATGATCGAGCCCGCTTTCGGCCCGGGCCCGCTCGTCGGGCCGAGCGACGGCCGGCGGGCCGCCCGGCTCGCCCGGGCGCTCTTCGGCGTCGATCCGCTCGACTGGCAACGCTTCGTGCTCGATCACGCTCTCGAACGGGACACCGACGCCGGCCGGTACCGCTACCGGACGGTATTGGTCACGATGGGCCGCCAAAACGGGAAGACGACGGCGATCGGGGCCCTGATCGGCGACCGGCTCGCCTTCGGGCCCCGGACGACCACGGGCGCCATGAGCGCCAACCGTCAACAGGCCAAAGTGCGGCTCTTCGAGCCCCTAGTCGAAGCGTTCGAGAGCAAAGCCCCGTTCTTCGAGCCGAAGGCGATCCGCTCGAACGCTTACGAGCGGCTCTTGCTCCGGGCCGTATCGAGCGCGCTCTACATGCTCACGGCCGACGAGAAATCCGCCCACGGGTACTCGCTCGATCTCGCCGTGATCGACGAAGCCTGGGCGCTGACCGACTACCGGGTACCTCAAGCGATCGTGCCGACGCAAATCGCTCTACCAGGGGCGCAACTGGTCGTGCTCAGTACCGCCGGGACCGACGAGAGCGTTTGGCTCCGAGAGCTAGTCGAGATCGGGCGCAAAGGGAGCGACCCCCGGATGCTCTTCGTCGAATGGTCGGCCGGCGACGACCGGGAGCCCGGCGACCCGGCCGGCTGGCGCGAGGCGAACCCCTCGCTCGGGCAGACCATCACCGAAGACTCGATCGCTGCCGCTCGGCTGGCGATGGCGGACGACGACCAGTTCGAGCGAGCGTGTCTCAATCGGTGGACGGCGACCGTCGCCGGCGTGATCCCGCTTCGCCACTGGCGCAACTGTGCGGAGCCTTCGGTACGGGTGGCGGATCGGGGGATGGCGTTCGCCTTCGACGTGCACCGCGACCGGGCGCACGCCACGATCGCCGCCGCGAGCCCCGTCGGGCCCCGGGTCGCCGTCGAGATCGTCGAGCAGCGCTCCGGTACGGCGTGGGTGCTCCCCCGGCTCGCCGAGCTTGTCGATCGTTACGGGGCGATTGCGGTCGTCGCTCGAAACGCCGGCGCCGCTCGATCCCTGCTCGACGAAGCGCCCTTCGAGGGGCTCAGGGTCGATCGGGCGCCCGCCGGGGACTACCAGGCGGGATGCCAAACCTTCTACGACCTCACGCTCGAAGGGCGGCTCGCTCACCGCGGGCAGGACGTCCTTGACGCCGCCGTCGCCGCCGCCGGCCGGCGCCCGGTCGGCGATTCATGGGTCTTCGGGCCCCCCGCGCACCGGGATATCTCGCCCCTCGTCGCCGCTACCCTCGCCGCGTGGCGAGCGAGCCGGCCCCACCTAGTCCCGAAGCTCGTCGTCGGCTGATCCTGCGACGGTATTTCGTCGTCTTCGCCGAATGCGCCGCCCTCGCCCTCGCCCTCATGGCGCTCGGGGGCGGGCCCGGGAGCTTCGAGCTGCTCGCCGGCGCCGTGATCGCCGAGGGCTCGGCCGCCCTAGTGGCGATCGTTTAGATGCTGAAGAATATATATTCTTCAATCAGAAACCTGGTTGATCCGCATGACTCGGTGGCCGTACTCGCGGGTCCTGGTTTTGTAGGCGCGAACGCGCTTCATACGGGGTCGCTCGCCCTCGGTCGCGATGGTCGTGACCTTTGGTTGACCCGCCGTCATCTCACGGACGGTCAAAAAGTCAGCCTCGGCCTTTTGCAGGTCACTGGCTCGCACGACTTGTTCGGCTTTCGCCAAGCGCCGCTCTGGTGGCGAGAGAGATTCGTCTGCCGCTTTCGCGTCGGCCTTTTCTTTCGCCTTTCGCTTTACCGAGACTTGACTGCGAGCCCGATCCTCACTCTTACCCGCTGCCGTTCGCGTAAGGCGCCGGGTCGTGACTTCTCGTTCGTGCCAAAGGCGGAACGTGAAAGGCTCGATCTCGTCGCCCGCGTCAAAAGCGATGATGTAGCCATGGACGGCGTAGGGCGTCAGAAAAACGTGACGCTTTCCGTCATCCCCGGTGTAGCGGATTGTCTGGGTGTCTACTTCGATCCTCGTTGCCCCGGGGATCGTCCGGGCGAGGGCCGTGGCTACCACACACTTCGCTGAATCGTTGGCGAACGCCTTTCGGATATCGTCTTCGGATATGGATATTTGGGTATATTGTTTTCCTGGCATGGTATGCGAACCTAATCCGTCGCATACCATGATTGCCAGTTGCCCCTAGTCCCATCCCCCGATCCGGGTCCCCAACCCCCCTACCGTGGGGCCCGAGCCCGGCCGCCGGCGGTAGGGTCCGCAACCCGTCGGCTCCCGTCGCGATTCGGGGGGCCCGGGCTCCCACTGGGGGCGGGCCGCCGGCGCTCGGGATCGACCCGGGCTATCCCTTCCGGCGGCCCGCCGTCTAGTGATCTACAGCCCGGTAGCGCGCCCCTGGTAGAGCACGTCTTCCCCAACTAATCCCCTTCGTGTAGTTTCATCCCCCGTGCGCCTTCGTCGGGCCCGCCCTCGCGCCGTTGCGGCCGCCCAAGACGAGCGACGGGCCGCCGCGGCGGGCTACTTCGCCGGCTCTGACGGGCCGTGGGGACAGAGCCCCGACGATGCCTACCCGATCACCCGGGGCGAGGCGCTCTCGGTCCCGGCGATCGCCGCCGCGTTCCAAGTGATCGCCGGCCGGGGCTCGACGCTCCCGCTACGGCGATGGGGGAGCGACGGCGAGCCGCTCGATCCCGGGACGTTCCTACGCTCGCCCGAGCCCGACGTAAATCGCCCGCTCCCGCGGACCCTGCTCGACACGCTCGGCGATCTTTGCCTACATGGCCGGGCTTACTGGCGGGTCCTGCTCCGGGACTATCGCGACTATCCGCTCGCCGCTCAACGAATGGCGCCCGAGTACGTCGCGCCGAAGACGACCCACGTTCAAGGCTCGGGGACCGTCATTACCGGGTGGGTGGTCGACGGTATCGAGATGGCGCTCGGCGACGTGATCGAGTACGTCGGGCCGCTGCACGGCGGGTGGCTCACGGTAGGGGCCCGGACGATCCGAAACGCTCTCGCTCTCGAACGGGCGGCCCGGCGCTTCGCCGAAGAGCCTCTCCCGCTCGCCGTGCTCCGCAATACGAGCGGCGTCGATCTCCCGGCCGACAAGGTGCAAGCGATTCTCGACGGGTGGAAGCTCGGCCGTCAGACCCGGGCGACGGCCTACGTCAACGCCGCCCTTGACGTCGTGCCGATGGGATTCAGTGCCCGGGATACCCAACTAGTCGAAGGACGTCAGCAGTCGGTGCTCGAAGTCTCCCGATTGTCGGGCATCCCGTCGGGGCTACTGGGGGCGGCGCCTTCGGGTAGCTCGCTCACCTATCGCAACCTCGAAGGCGAAGCTCACCAGTTGTATCAATCAATGTTGCCCTACCTCTCGGCGATCGAGAGCCGGCTCTCGGCCGAAGACATAACGCCCCGGGGCCAGAGCGTGCGCTTCGATCTCTCGGCGATGCTCCGCCCCGATACGCCGACGATCGTCGCCATGATCGCCCAACTAGTGCCCCTGGTGGGCCCCGACGGCGAGCCCGTGCTCGACGTCGCCGAAGCTCGGGCCCTGCTCGGGCTCTCGGCCGCCCGTCAAGCGGGGCTCGACGTCCCCGCCATCCCGTCGACCGATCCCGCATCTCTCCCGACGCCGGGATCGGGGCCGGTCGCGTGAGATACCGCCCGACATACCGGATCGCCGCGACCCGGCCGGCCGGCGTCGACACGACCAAGCGCATCGTTACCGGGCTCGCCGTCCCGTGGGACGTCGAGGCGATGGTGCAGGGGGCCGAGCAACCGATCCGCTTCGTGCGGGGCTCGTTACAGATATCCGAGCACGCTCGCTTGCTCAGGGACCACGACCCGCATCGGGTGATCGGGCGGCCCTTGTGGGATCACTTCGTGAACGTCGCCGCCGGGCTCCGCTCGGGCTTTGTGGTCTCGCGAACCCAAGCGGGCGAAGACGTGCTCACCGACGCCGCCGACGGGATCGTCGACGGGCTCTCGATCGGGGCCGATCTCGTCGACGTCGTATCGGCCGGCGACGCGCTCGTCGTCCGCCACGGGATCGTGCGGGAAGTGTCGTTAGTAGGGATGCCGGCCTTCGCTTCGGCGCGGCTCGGCGACTAGATGAGAGGGGGCTCGCCGTGAGCCGATCCCGTAATCGGAGCCATCGCCCGCAAGTGCGGGCCGAGAGCGTCTTTACACCGCCCCAAG